CCGCCTCTTGCGCCTTCTCGCAGAAGTGTAAATCCTCACCTAAAGCTCTTTCCCCTATCTCGTTCCACTTTTCCATAAACGGTATCTTAACCGTTTCCAATACCTTCCTCTTAATCATCAGACAGCTTGCCCCAACACCGTCTACCAGCCTAAGACCTGTTCTTTCATCTTGCTTGTACTGATTGTAGCTCCCGTCCTCGTACCTCCTCCCAACCGCCCAAGCGTACCCCCCCTCTTTCCAAGTAGGCGTGGCGCCGCTTACTATATCCTTGTCGTGCTTTACCAAGTCCAGCGGGTTCTTAATAGGGGTGGTATCGCTGTCAATCATCAGGAGAAAGTCGCAATCGGTCTGTAGGAACTCGTGGACGATGCCGTTTCTGTTCGCCGACACCGGAGCCGCTGACCTGAACAGCTGAACCACATCGTAATCCCTTTCCATTATCCATCTGGCAATCTTCGTCTCCAACCCAGCCAGTATCCAGCCCAAATGCGGGATAGCTACCATTATCTTGGTTCTGCCTCCCGAATCCTTTACAGTTTCAACTTCGCTCTTAGCTTCCGGCTTCTCAAATAGTGAATCGAATTCTGTTAGTTTTGTCATTATTCTCGTCTTTGTTGCCAGTGAATCTTCATATGGCACGAGCGACAAAGTAACCGTAGATTACTCGGTGCGCAATTCTTCTTATTAAAATCTATATGGTGAACAACTAAACAGCTACTTCCCTCCTCACTTACTTCGCCGCATATCTGACAGGTGTTCTTGTCCCTTGCCCAAACTTTCTGCCGTATAGAGCCCTTCCACTCTCTCGGGTAAGGCGATACCCCACCACGCCAGTTGATATTATCCTTGCCTTTTCTGAAAGGGCTCTTTGCCTGAAACATCTCGAAGTTCTTCGGTATTTTTCCCCTTTTACTTATACTGAGACATTTCTTAGAGCAAAATAGCTCCTTACTTCTCTTGATGAAGTATAGCTTTTTCCAAACCTTCTTCCCGCAGGTGGGGCAGGTTATCCATTTACCAGTCTTTGGCTTCCTGCCCCATCCTTTGGCAATTCGGCGTAATGCCTTTTCTTGAACCTCCTTTGGTTGCTTTGTCCAATGCCAGTCAGGTATCATATTATTATGATACCTTACCAAAGGTTACTTGTCAAGTGCTAGCATCACCCGAACGTAACCGTCCCAGAATTGTTACTCTCCCGAAGGAGGGCTAGGTCATTTCTGCCTAGCTCTGTATGTCGCCATACAGTTCGGACTATCCTTTCAACCCAGAGGGTTGCTTCGTCTCTAGTCTCTACACACGCCCTTCCGATAAATCGGAATGCTTGGCTCGGGATTGTCTCAGAGAGATGTTCCCCGAATTTACGAAGTTTCATTTCTACCTTGCGATAGAAAGACCCTAAACTTGTTAAGGTAATTTGGAGGGTATCAGCTGCACCCTTGTTAATCACCGAGAAGGTCTGCGCACAGAGCAAGGTACCAGCACCAGAAGCCGAGGAGTTGAAAATCCCCGCCTCGGTAACAGCACCTGTTCCGTCAGCAGCCGCCCAGTCACCTACATAAACGACCTTGTTGCTGTCGCCACCCGCACCCTGAGTGAAGGAGGTTAGAGCGTTCCGGTCAATCTCCGTTCCCAGAGTTGTAGAACCGGCTGTGTGCGCCGCAGTAGCCGTACCGATGGCCATATGGCTCATCGCCGCCTCTTCAGGAGAAGACTCCATCTGGTCAGCTACGTGGTCATCTCCAACATCAGTGAAGACGTTGTCGATTTCACGAAGCTGCTTCAGCTGGCCGTCCTTTCCAAGAAGCTCTGCTCGCAAGTGTCCCGAAATTGATTGTTTCTCAAACATTAATTATCACCCCCTCTCGAAAGCCTATAAAGGTGCTCTCGGTGTGGGTGCTCCTATTAGTTACTCAGATAGTACCTCAATTCCAGCGTCTTTCAAAGCCTTCTTCGTAGTTCCGTGCTTCTCCTTAATTCCATCGTAGTCCTCAGCAGTAATGCAGGTCTTGCCCTTCAAAGATATAAGGTTCAACTCTACACTCTCGCCGTCTATCTGCTTAGTCAGTTTGATCATAGATTATCACCTCCTCTAACCAGGCGTGTACTCTATAGAGAGGCCTTCAGCAAATGTTATTGAATCGCTTAGACTCAGTGTTGTTACATTTGCCAATGACTCTGCAATACCTATCGTATCATCTAATGCCTTGCTCCTGTCGCCTGTCATAACGACTTCCTCATCAGCAATCCCCATCTCGTCTGACAAACCGAGAGTTATTAAGTTGCCCAAACTCTCAGCTATAGGCATTGAATCTACTATCACCTTAGATATATCAATGTTTGTAATTTCCTCGGCGAGTGCTAGAGTCTCAGTCAGCGTTACCGCCTCCTGCGCTGGCTCACCAGTCGTTTCGTACTCGACCGTAACGAGAACATCGCCACTAGCACTTAGGCTTACTACCAAATTCTTGTTGAGAGGTAGCCTCCAGTACCGGCCTACTAGGTTCTTATCGAAGCTCCCACCATTGGCGGCGAGGTAAGTGCTAAATAGCTCCTTCCCGCCCGTCCCCGCCTTTAGGCAAACCGTAATTGCAGATGAGTCCCTATTACTAAAATGGAACCCCTTAACGGTAAGATTCCCCGTCTCGCCGGGAGCTGGAACAATCTGCGTATCCCCGCTAGATAATACATTCAGGGTCTCTATGGTTGCCTCGTCCTCGTTCGTAACAGCAACAGACGTCCTGCCGTGCCGTGTCTCACGGAATTTCGAATACTCTCTTGCACCTCTGCTCTTAGTTAAGCTCATATTTAATTCACCTCCTTAATTTGTTTCATATTTTACGTGCCCGCAAATCAGAGGCGACTGCTTGGCACAACTAATTTAAGATGTAACTCCCTTGGTCGTTGCTCTTTCCCTTGTCGGGTAAATGAGCAAGAAATCCTTCGATGCATCGCAAGCCGTGTTCGGGTCTGCGGTGCAGGACTCGATGTCCGTTGCATGGGTTGTAACCGTGGGCAAAGTTCCTTCCAGCGTGTTGTCCTGATAGGCAGCAACACAAGCGGTTACAGCAGGAATTGACTGTAGTCCCAGTTTATCATTGATTCCCACCGAGACGGTATCCGTCCCTGCGTGGGTTTCCGCAGGTACTAGAATCGAGGTTACCAGCGCAAACGCCTTGCTACCTTGAACCTCGCTTGCTCCGTTCAAAGCGATAGTTTCAGTGATAACCTTACCCCGGATGTTCTGTCCAGTAATAACTACATCTCCGGCGTTACCTCCGGCGTTCCCCTGGATACTTAAACCACGGGGGAAGTCTGGTTGGGTAATGCCTGTAGTTATTGTCTGGGCGGCGTCTGTTAAAGCAGTCGCTCCCAAAACTACATCCGCAGCATCGGCATCGGGGGCGGTAAACTTCTGAACCACCATCCCCCCCATACCTGAGAACAAATAACCAATAAACTGAGCATACTTATTCTTGATAATCATTGTTGCTTTTCACCTCCTTTCAAGGGTCAACACCTTTTTCGGATTAGGATATTTAATCTGGTATTTCACAGACCCTACCCCGTTATCAAGGTTACGCTACGGCGTCGATAATAAGGTACGCACAAGCCGCAGCAACCGTGTGCTCATCGGCAACCTCGGTCACCTCAATCCGGTCTCCCTTCAGTCTATCCTCCCTCCACTTGGCCGTCTCTCGGTCTTGGTGGTAGAACTGGTAACCAAAGGAGATTTTCTTGATTCCGGGACTGGCCTCAGCGTAGGCAATAAGAACCTTCTTGCCCCAGATGTAACCAAGGTCTTCACTATCGCCCTCTTGCGAGTCATCGTACATCAGGTCACCAACCACAACCCTCGGCGCACCTGGAAGTAACGAAGAAAGCAGGTCGGCAGTAATCACACCCTTCTGAGTGAACTTAATTCGCTCTAGAATGTCTGGGTGCTGCTCCAGCTGAATCATAACCTCCTCTCCCATTACAACTAGGTTGGGTTTCTTACCGGAAGCTGCCTTAGCAGAGTAAATACCCGCCGCAATATCTCCTAGCGGGTCTGACCCTGCGTAGTCGCTCCACTGGTTAACCCCAGCCAAAGTCGTGTTATTGAGAACCACAGCCGCATTGAAGGCAATGTCGGCGACCCTCTTTTCCCTTAGAAGGGTAAGAGCGTCAACAACATTCTCCGTGCAGTCTATATCCGGCTTTAGTGGTACATCGGCGTTCTTCCTTTCTCTGTCGTGTACGTCCCCGTGAAGGGCGTATTCCTCACAGAAATAGGAATCCGTTTCTAGATTGTAGTCAATCGCATTGGATTCCGAACCGATTGCCCTAAGAGCCTTGGGGAGTCGGAAGTTGCGAACATACTTGTAGTACTTGTCGCTTTCTTTAGCCACCTTAACCCTTGGGAAAACGGTATCACAAATCGAATCACCGTTAGCGTACTTGATTGACACAGCGGTTAATACCGCATCTTGATGGTAATCTCTACGTGTTGGATTCATATATTACACCCCCTTTCAATAATCCGTTAAATCAATCTTACTGGCGGTGCGCAGTACCCGGAAGTAACAGAACCTCAATGATTCCGCCCGCTCCCACGGTATTTGCCTCCAGAGCAATACCTACACCGAACTCGCCGTCAGCATCTCCGACCTCGCCCGTCCCGTCAGCGGCATCTGCTCCTACAATGATGTCACCACGAGAACAGTTTTCGGCCATAATAACCTTTGAAGAGCCACGAGTCGCAATGGTGCCAAATTCGTCTAGGTTCGGCTTGTTCTGTAACACCCCAATCGGATGGACGGTTTTCGCTCCCGCCCCAGCCAAGGCAAAATCTCCGTTAGCATCACCGGTAACGACCAGATAGAACTGGCCGGCGGTTCTACAATCAGAGTCTGCCCTGAGTGTGATTAAGCCATCAGGAATAGCTTGAGACATAAAATACACCCCCTTTCATAAACTATTAAAGGTAAATTGAATCTTGCCTCAGTTTTCTTTGGCAAGCTCTGGGTTGGCCGCAGCCACTCTCGTTAAAGCCTCTCCGAATTTCAGGCCTTCCTCCTCTTTCACGAGGTCGGTAGCCATCTGGACTAGCTTCTCAGAGGTTGAGGATTTATCGTCTTCCCCGCTCCCCGACTCCTCGAAAATCTTCGCAGAAATCTTGGGAAGGGACTCTACAAACTCGTTGAAGAGTTTGGTCTGCTTAGTGCTTAGGCTCATAATTAGAGCCTCAGCTGAATCAGTACTCTTTGGTAGAATTACGCCATTGGGATTGCTCTCAGAAAATGTGTATCCTCGGACGTCTTCACGAACCTCCTTGAAGCGGAGTTTCTTTTCCATAACTCCGAACTTCGAGCGCAGTTCGTTCATTTCCTTGGCCTGACGCTTGATGAGTATTTCCGATGCTTTAACCGTTTCCTCCTCGCCTTCCTCGCCTTCCTCCTCACCTTCCCCTTCTCCGGCACCTTCTCCTTCACCTTCTCCCTCACCAGCGCCTTCTTCCCCATCTCCGGCGGTATCCTTGGCTTCTTTCTCCAGTTCGGTCTTCGCTTCTTCTAAAGACGCTTTCTCCTCATCGGAGGCATCGTCCTCTAGCGCAAACTCGGAGTCTTCTGCCAGTTTAGCCTTGAGTTCCTCTTTGGTCATCAATAATTCACCCCCTTTCGAATCTTTTGATAAGTCAGTAAATCCTGCTCCAGGCCTCTCTGCTCGCCTCATCTCCCCTCCGCATTTAGGGCATTTTACATCCCTACAGTGTTTCTCTGTGGTTAGGGTCACTCCGCACTTCAAGCATTCGCACTTGTATCCTGCCATCTTGAACCCTGCGTACATATTCTCCGATAACATCACGGGAGCGAGTGATTTGAAGTACGGCCTGTTTGTTAATGCCCCCCCTAAGAGAACATTATCAAATATTTCGTGAGTTTCAAAGTCCTCATACTCGAAGTCAAACTCCGGCGAGAAGTATTTGAATATCCCACCCTTGATTAACTCCTGCCCTACCGGTGTCCATTCTATCACAGCTTTAATCTTCTCCACACCATTCTCTACTCCCCGCTTCAGTTCCTTAAACCAGCCAGCCGCACCCTTCTCCGGCTGGTGCTCTTGGTCTATAGCTATATCAACCTTCCGTACCTTATCGTTGAATGATTTTACGAACCCGTCAAGGTCTTGCGAGGTTATGTCAATTTTACCGTATTGTGGGTGTTCCCAGTTTCCAGCTGCTAGAACCTCAATCTCTGAGGTCTCCCCAAACTGCTTACCTACCTCGATGATCGGGCGGAGCTTTGACAGCTTGAACTCCGAGGCTTTGACCTTCTTCATTTCCCCTCGGTAGGACTTGCCATCCGTGTAACAATAGTTAACATACTCGCCCTCTTTCAGACCGTGGTCTTTGTTCGGACCCGACACCCTACGCACCCTTCCGCCCCGTTCTACGCACCTATCAAAATTAGCTGGCATTTTATCACCTCCCTTTTCCGTTATTTATACTCCTTAAAACTGTCGTATTTTCCTTAGTAGCTTCCTTCAATCCATTAAGAGATTCTCGGTGTCCTACGAACGCCGCAGTATTCTTAGTAATAACTTCCAAGGCTTTGTTACCAAACGACATAACATCGTTTCTAGCCTCACGAGCATCTTTCCGCCACTCTTTGATTAATAGAAGTATAATACCTGCTAAGAGAAAAGCAAATCCTGCAAATCCGTACTGAACCAACTCACCTCCTATCATCGCTTCAGTCATTCTTATCAGCCCCCTCTCGGTACGTCTTCTTACCGTAAAGTACCTCCTCTTGCCGCTGCATCGCCGGTGTAGTTAGCCTATCCTCAATCTCCAAGTGAGTGCTCCCCGGAAGCGGTGCGTGCAAGTCCTTGAACCCCCAAGGCGGAACCTCGGTCTGGGGTCTTAGCTGGTTTGGGATACCTGTAAAGGCCGGAGGGTTTTCCTCGCCTTTCAGAATAGCAACCCAAATACACCTACAATTAAAATGTACCCGCCCAGGCTGGTAGCTACTAAACTTCTTATCTGTCCCGCCGATAACCTTCCCGTCCATCGAGCGGCAGTAGTTGCAGTTATGAACCAAAGCCCTATTAGCAAAGTATTCGGCGGTGTCAGCCACCTGTAGGTTGTAAACTTTTAATGGTCGGTTGTTCTTGATATTTATGTTATAATTAGGTTGATGACCTACGCTTGCCAAGTTTGCGGCAAATCTTTTCAATCCCCCTACAAGAGCAGAAACCCTAGGTTCTGTTCCAGAGAGTGCTACCATAAATCCACGAAGACGGGGGAAAATGTCATTTGTCCCAGCTGCGGTAGAGTATTCTATCGCCCCGCCAACGCTATTAAATCTGGTCGTGATTTGTTCTGCTCCCTTGCTTGTAGAGATACGGGTAAAAGAGTAATTAAAGTCTGTATTGGGTGTAGCAAAGAATTCTCCGTACCACGCTCCAATGCTAGTAGATATAATTTCTGCTCGCTGGAGTGTAAACGCAAGCACGCTACCTACAGCATTTGTAAACGATGTGGCAAGACTTTTAATCATCCCAAAGGCCAGAATAGGAGCTATTGCTCCGAAGAGTGTCGTCGCCCGCCTGTCATTATTAAATGTAAATCGTGCGGAAAACCTTTTAGAAAGATTCCGTCTACTAACCAAGTCTTCTGTAATATTGCGTGCTACCGCCGATTTCACGGCGAAAGCGGGCTTGAAAAGAAGTTTAGAGGCGCCCTTGAAAATATCTCTTACAGTTTCACACAAGAAGCCCGTATTGGTAGGTACTCTATCGATTTCTACATCCCCAAGTTCCGAATTTGTGTAGAAGTTGATGGCAGTTACTGGCACCGAGATAAATCTAAGGATATTAAGAAAACTAAGTACCTTACCAAACACGGGTTCAAAGTACTGAGATTTCCCGAGGAAACCATAAACTCTATCAGCGACCTTGAAGAATACATTATTACGAGAATAAGTGAGTGTGTCGCCAACGGTTAGATACTTGGCTTCCTCAAACCCCCCGTTTACAAACACAGGATGGTCTTCGGTACAAACAAAATGCCCTTTAGTGGATGATACCTTAACTACTCGCCCCTCGTAATCTCGCACCCCATTATCAGTGACTTGCTTGAACCCGCCCCGTGTTAATACCTTGTCACCCGCCTTTATAGTCTGTATATATCTCTCCCCCTTGTCGGTAATTACTTTCGTGCCAGCAGGGAAGCAAGTCGCCCCGTCTAATATAGCACTCCATTGGTAGCCGTAAACATCCTCCGAGTAGGTGTCAAACGAATACTTCCTGCCCTCGTTAAAGCCCTCCGCCACCGACAGGTTAGCAGTAATAGCGCAGTTGCGGTTAATGAACTTCTTATAAGTATCTTTAACACTCTTTATGGTATCCGATGTGGAGACGGTTTTATCAAGCACCCCCATCGAGGCCGCCGACTTTAGATTATCAACTAAGTCCTTGTAGTGGCGCTCCGCATAGTAATGGGCTTGGTCGAAAATCTCGCCCGTCTTCTCTCCAGTAGTTGAGGGTGCGGGTTTCTTGATTTCAAATGCTGCTTTGTTCTTCCCATACTCGAACAGCTTCTTACTTCCGTTCCTAAATACCCTCTCGTACTCACCTTTAAACCTTCCGGCTATGTTTTGCAAAGCCGCTAAATCGTTATTCTGAACGGCCCGTTCAAACTTCGGCATCAGGTACGCCCGCTCACGGATTAGAATCTTTGATAGTTCGTTAAATAGTACCTTCTCCTCTGAATCCATTACCCGCTTAATCTCATCAAACCTCACCGCACCCTCTGCTTTCGTTAACTGGCGATGCCATCGCTCGCTCATCTTCTTTTCCGTCTTCACCTTTTCCTCCGTCTTCGCTTTCTCCTCCGTCTCCACCTTCTCCTCCTCTGTTTCCAACTCCTCCGTCTTTGATGCTGGTGTCGAGGTTCCAAACTCCTCTGGGGGTTCTGGGAGCTTTAGAATGTTCCTCAGGTACCTTTCCATTTCTGGGTCAGGCGTGACCATTCCTACCATTGAAAGTGATTGTAGGGCATTCGACAGCTTCTCTACGTCAATCACACCCAAGTCCCCGTGAGTTAGTTTGGGGTACTCATCCACCGTCCAGTTCAAGTCCACCATCTGCTGGATAGCGTATTTGTTTATAACATTCTCCGTATAGCAAGCCGCCGCATCCACCCCGTCCACAAAGAACGCCATCTGGCCCTCATTCAAAGCCCAAGAGCCGGTTTGCTGTCCTAACTCGATGAATTGAGCTAATACCGACTTCAGAATCTCTCTGGTATGGTGTTCTAGCATCTTCTGGGGGTCTTTGAGGGTGCTGGTCTTCATATCCAGCATCTCTATCTCCCATTGCGGGGACGGCCTAGTAATGTGGGATTGCTGGTTAGCCCGAAGGTTCGAGCCCAATTCATCCGCTTCTTCTTTGTCCTGCGGACTGTACCCCGGAGGTAAGGTTATTACAGGTATTCCTACCCCGTGCCTCTCAGTAGCGATGGCGTCAATAGCGTAGTAGTTCTTTCTGTACCACCAGTGCTTGTAGGCCTGACGGAGGAGGGAGGTTCCACGGAAGTTGTCGCCCTCTTTCTCGTTGGTAAAGATTAACAGCTTCTCTGCTGGGATTGTTATTGTCTCGTAGCTGCCTTCTTTATAAACCCTCTGCACTACCGAGACTAGCTCTCCCTTCTCCATATTCCATTCATATATTGTCTTGGGGAGCCTTGGCGCCCACTTCTTCCACAGGAAAACCCCGTCCACCAGCTTGAAAACCTTCTCAAACGCATAGAATCCAAACGGTAGATAAAGAAGTATTTCCCTCAAAAGGTCTTCCCAAACTAAGTCTTCAAATAGGTTCTGTTTTACTACGTCAGCAATTTCAATGTCTTGAGAGTCTTCTGAGGCGGGTTCTATATCCCAGTCTGCGGATAGAATTGGAAGGGTAACTGCTAGGAGGGCGGCCTTGACCGTGGCGTCTGACCACCGCATTTTATTTACGGTGTCAATTAGCTGGTCGCCTTTGAGGTCGGAAACATACTCCTCGGTATCTATAATACCACTAAATATAGTAGTTCCCGATGCGCCCAACTCGGTTCGTCCGGCGGCCTTTGTCGAAAATACTTGTCTGATTCTCTCAGTTAGCTTTGGCATTAAAATTCTTTATCCATTAAACCGGCGGTCATAGGTCTATCCTTCTTCCTAGACCTTTTGGAAGTTTCAGCCAAAGAGCCAACTGGTGCTCGACTCAAGGCAATCATACCATAATTGGCAGCGTGTGCAAAGTGGTCAGGCCCAACTGCCAAATATTTCCAAATTATCGTACCGTCTGGCTTCTCTACCCTATCTCTTGCCAAGTTACAAGAGTGCCGTATAAACACATCTATTATCTGGGTGACTTTAGGTAGTATAACACTGTGGCTTGTCACCGATTCTCCCCAAGCGTCCAATGATTCCGTTCGCTGGGCCACAACTCTCCACTCCTTCTTTTCATCATCCTCTGTCCATTTCACTGGCTCCTTTTGTGTGTCTGAGTAATAGCACAACCACACCCTCCCCGGATACTGGTAGGCGAACCGTCTGGCCGAATGCTTATTCGGCATTGCGTCAATCACGCAAGACACCACTTGGTAGTTGTCCATCAGGTTCGGGAGTTCGTCAAATGAATCCAAGACCCCACACCAAACTATCCTGTTAGCTTCCCCCCGTTGGAAAATAACCACGTGAAGCTCATCCCCTTGGTCAACGCCCATATAAGTACCACGCCCGTACTGTTCGAGGTCATACTTATTCTGAACGCACTCTAGTAGGTCTGTCCTCTTAATCGGGACGTTCTCACCAGCATAAGGTAGTCCCAGAACGAAGTTGTAGAAAGTCTGTAGCCACCGCTCGTTTTCTTTCTTTTCGACTATCTCCTCGGCGCTAATCCACGGAGCCATTAGCTGAGAGATATGGTACCCGCTAATCCTCGCACCCTTGTTGGTGGGCTTCCACTTACCCTGCTTCCTCACCCCATCGGAAAGCTCCGCCCCGCAGAACACGCACTGGTAGTAGGTACGCTCCCCAATCCTGATGGAGTCGGGATACTTCAAGACCTGCTCCTTGCCACATTTGGGGCATTGCACAAACCACTTCTTCATATCCGACCTCAGGTATAGGGCATTAACCCCATATCCCGGTATGGAAGGGTTCGATAGGTTGACTATGTACTTGTATTTGGAGTGCGACAGCCTCTCCCGATACATCGAGAGAACCTCCGGCTTTGACCTATCCGTCTCATCGTGAACTAACATATCCGCAGGAATCGAAATGGCCTGCCTTTCCGACCACGTCCCACGAAAGTATATGAACGACTGCCCTATCTGCTTTAATTCAACGGAGTCAACGTCGGCTATCCGCCCCATCAGGTGCGGGGAGGCACGGATGATTGGCGTTACCCTTGCCTTGGAGAACTCGGAAACATCGCCTGCTGTAGGGAATGTGTAAATAACGGCAACCTGATGCGTGTCCCCAAACCATAAAGCTCTGTTGATTCCAAAAGTAGTAAGCCCTGTCTGTGCGGACTTCTGGACCACAATCTCCCTAGCAGTATCCTTATAAATATCAACTAGGAAGGGGTGTTCCTCGAAGTCAAGCCTGTCGCCCTTCTCCGTCCGGCAGTTCTCTCCCGCCCATATTAGGGGCTTTTCCCTTTGGATCCCCTTTGGAATAGGGGACTGATTTCCTTCTAAGTTTGAGTTCATATACTTCTGCGATTGTATCCTTTAATTCCTTAGATATTCCTTCAAGTTGCGGTAACTCGTGTTCAAACTTATCCGGAGGCATTCTCCCAGCTAGTTTATAAACTCTATCCATTGCGTCTTTATCCCCTCTCTTAGCCTTTTGTACTAGCTTCCTATTTACCGCTGGCAACTGTCCTTGAAGGTAAAAGCCGGTGAAACGTTCCCAAACCTTATCCCAAAACCCATCCTCACCTTTCCAATCCGATAGGGTCTGCCCACTAACATCCTTGTCCTTAGCGAAAACCCCTTGTAGTCGTTCCTCCTCTGGGTCAGCGAGAAAATCAACAAACTCAGCCTTTACCCGCAGATAATACTCCTTTGTGTGGCGCTTCCTTTTATCCTTATTTCGGTCTTCCATATTTTACCTCCACAACTAAGTCCACATCCTGAAAATTTGGCAGCTCCTTTATTTTCTCATACTCTGATTGTGGGACATCGAGCGTGACCCGCCAACCTCTGTCAGTCCGAAGCTGCCTTATCCAAGGGTCAAACGCAATAAAGCTGATACTTTTCATTTCTTACAAACTCCGAACAGGAACGGAGCCTCGCCCCACCTCCCACCTCCAGGGCACGGCTTATCCGACACTAGGCACTTCTTAGAGTAAACCTTCGAAATCGGGAATACCTGCCTTACAAACTCCTCAAACCTATCCCGTGTGTAGCATACTCGGTGCTCCCTTTCCTCACTAGGCGGCATAATGTTATCTGGAACAGTGAAAATAGCCATCCCTCCAGGTTTTAGGATTCGCTCGACCTCCACCACAGTTTCAAAGCGTGGAACATTATCTAAGTGTTCCAAAAGTTCCGTAGCAATAACACAGTCAAAGGTATTTTCGTTCACCCCAAGATTCTTATTTATTCCGAGTGTCCAGTCCGGCATTTTTCCCTGCTCTGCGTTTATCCCGAGTGCCCTTAGGGAGCATACAGCTACATCAGAAATGTCCATTCCAGTCAAGTCGAACTTTGGGTAATCTTTCTGTATTATCTTTAGCAGTACGCCCATTCCACTGCCAAGCTCCAACACTTTCGCATCCTCAGGCAAGCCACTCAATAACTCCTTAGAAATAAAGGGAAACTTCCCCGGATAGTTCCGCCAAGTTTCGTCCACCGAGCCTTCTTTTGAGTAAACCTCGTCCCAATGCTCCTTTGTGTTGATGTTTGGTGGTAGTTCTTTCTCCGGCTCGTCCTGCTGGTTCACAACCCCCTCTAATGACAAATCCTCTTTCCAGTTCGGGTGACACTGCTCCAACCACTTAGCGGTATCATAAGCCGCCTTTTGTGCGTAGACCCTCATCATTGACTTTGGATTATCGGTGAAGTCCTTGTAGGTAAGCACCCTTGATGTTATGTGTCCTAACTGAACCTTCGGGTGCGCCCAAATCTTAAACCCTGCGTTCTTGGCCTTGAAACAAAATGTCAAATCTTCCGAGAACCCCGAACGGAACTCGAACCACTCCTCTTTCAGCGCCTCGTAAACCCTCCTATGAGTAAGGCAGAACCCGAACCCGCAACCGTCAACCTCGAATATCCTGTCCATCGGGTAATCCACAATCGGGGTGGCCGTCCAGTTCTTTTCATCCAACTTCCTAATAAGCGGCATCCGGTGCTCGCTGGTCGAGTACTGTATTCCCGTGATTATATCTTTATCTTCGCTAGCTAATACCTGAATGTCGTCCGGCTCCCAGACCGTGTCCGAGTCAATCCACAGCAAATACTCTGCCTCGCTTTGTAGGAAGTCGTGCACTATCTGGTTCCGTGCCGAGGCGTGCGGGGCGCACTTCCCAATGGGTAGGTAGTTAGCTGGGTAGGCGGAGAACATCTTCAATAGTCGCATAATCCAAACCCAGTCGAATCCACATTTACCTCTTGGTAATCCTAATGCAATTTTAGTCTGCGGTGTTATCTTCATTACTCGTTTGTATGGTCTGGATTGGCCTTTGGCTTCTCATCCGCCTCCTCTTCCCAACCCTCGTCCTTAGCTGGCTCCTTCGGTTCCTCAGCCTTTACCTTATCCCAGCCCTTATCTTTAACCGGCCCCTTTGGTTCCTTTGGCCCCTTTTGGGCCTCTTTCTGCCTAACATCATCCAGACTTACCTTCCCCTCCCTTATATTCACATTCACAAATGGAAAGTCCTCCGGCGTTAACCCCAACCTTGGGAACACATCTCCCACAATAAACGCCTTTAGCTCCTTGTCCATCGTCTGCATCACAATCTGATAATGAGCAAAGATAGCGAACAGGCTGCTCAACTTGTCATTTTCTGGTTTCGATAAACTGTATTCTTTCATTTTGCCTCCAATTCTGTGTTCCCTTCTACGGAAACAATATCTCCCATTAAAATAGAAATAACTAACGATAATCGTAACATTATGTTCAGTTTTCCGAAGTCAATAAATACTCTCATTGAATTTGGGAGGCTAGGCTAGATAGCCCCCCAGTTGTTACTTGGTCAGGTCGAGAACATATCTCCATGACACACCTGTTTGACTGGCGGTATGTTCTGTGCTATACTTTCCGCATGGAAGATAGAGTGTGCGTTGTGTGCGGAAAGACATATACCCCATACAACCCAAGGCAGAAAACCTGTAGCCCAGACTGTAGCCGGAGGCGGGCTAACTGGCGAACTAGGCGGTGGAACAAAGCCAACCAACCTAAATGCGTCCAGTGTGGCAAGCCGCACGGCAACGCTAGTCATACGGTAAAGAGTCGCCCCCTTTGCCAGTCTTGCTATCTTAAAAGCTGCCAAGGCCCACTAAACCACGCTTGGAAGGGTGGCCGAAGGCACAAGGGCAACGGGTACATTGAGATTTACGCCCCAGGACACCACCGCGCGCATCGTAAATATGTCCTTGAACACATCTTCGTCTGGGAAAAAGCCAACGGTAAACAACTCCCCGAAGGGTGGGTCATACACCACCTTAACGGCATCAAGAACGATAATAGGGCAGTGAACCTAGTCGCAATGCCGCTCAAGAAACACCACAGCCAACTAGTAAATCAGGTGCTTAAAGAGAGGATTAGGGAGCTGGAAAGCCAGCTTGGCATCAAACCCCCTAATCCCGAACCCCCGCTATAGCCCGATTACTGGCTACAGACTGAGCGCATAACGAGCTGTCATCCCATACTTAGGGTGGACGAAGAAAAGTGTTTGTTCTGGAACGCTTGCGACTCCTAGCTTCTCCTCTGCGTAGGTGTCGTCTGATACCCAGGCCCCGTTCATTATCGCGACAATCTGGTTGAAGCGGAAGGTTCCCGCACTATGGAAGTGACCAAAGCAGAAGTAGTTCAGCTTGATCCTATCCCGATATGCAGTCTGCCACCTCATTGACTGCCTAGTTATTCCGTAAATCGGGGTCGAATAGTAGGACCTAATTTGCGCCCCGTGGGTCAAAAGGAAACCATGACCCGCAACACGAAACAGAGACTTCCAGTCGTCCGGCCCCGTTTTAAGGTGCCACTTCAACCTATCCTGCTTCTTCGTTGCCGCCTCCATAGCCTTGTACAGAACATAGTCCCAGTTCGTACTCGTTGAGGCTGTCCACTTAGCCGCTGGCGTGCGTCCGTGATTCCCCTTCGCACACTGTACCTCCACGCTCTCAAAATTCTCGAGACAGAAGTAGAGGAACTTGGTCAGTTCGGGCAACCCGATAGAGAACACCTGGTCCAGAACAGGGACATTGATTAGCTCGAACTGGCCCGGAAACAGACTTTCTCCATCGCAGAGATCGCCACCAAACATCACTACCAGCTTCTTGATAGGCCGAATGCTACGCAGGGACACGACTATGCTTAGAAGTGACCTCTCTAGCTTACGCAGCCTCTTGGCGAAGACCCTCGGATTGTAGCTCTTGGTCTTCTTTCCAATGTGACAGTCTGAGATGAAGATAACCGCCACCTCTTCCGTCTCGGACATCTCTGGAGTCGGGAAGCTCGGAACCTCGATTGGCGGTAGTGATAGCACCGAGTCCCTGACGACACCGATAATCCTATCGGCAACAACGAGTTCCTTTTCCTGAGAACGGAGCAGCCCGTTGACCCTGCGGACACTAGCCTTGAGGCTCTTCCGCTCCTTCGCCCACACCCTCTTGAGCTTCTTGACATCTTTCTCCTCCACTTGGCACCTCCTGCCCACTCATCCTCTTCATCCGTAGAATCAACTCCTTTTCCGAGTCTGGAATGTGTCCACTGGCTATTTGCAGGATGACATCAACATTCACCCTCTTCGCCTGTAGCTCTTCCAACCTGTCAAGGAACCGCTCGTACTCTGCCCTCGTTTCTTCTCTCATCTCCGCCTCCTTGACTATTACCTCGTGACCACATCCTCCGGCGTCCTTACTACAGTAGAAGATAACTCTGCCGTTGGGATACTTCGTCAGAAACATCCATTTACCACATTTTGGGCATCTCATCTCCTCCTCCTATTAAAGTACTTGCCATTCTTTTGTTGGCTCAGTCGGCGGGGCAAGAAATTTCATCTTGCACAGCCCAGGTCGTTTTCAAAGACCGCTCGGAGCCTGGTTAGAGAGTCCAATTCCGGACTCTACACCTTAGCGTATAGCGTCTTATTCCGCCACCCGCCGACACAACCGACAAGTCTTTTGTTGGCTCGTGAGGTCAGTCCCCTCGCGGGTATCCACATCGTCGAGAGGTGGCCTAGTTCTTGCGAACAACCGACCACACCAACCAACAATCAGTCCTTATTTAACATCTCCAAAAGGTGCTCTAAGTCCGCTACAGTCCTGTGGCTTAGAATCTCCTTCTTCGCCACTAAATACTTGTAGTCCTCCGGCCTGTTTCTCTCAAACCAAGCCAAGAACCACGGCGAATCATTGGTGGTGCTTTTCTTTCCCAGCGTGTGGTGCGTAGAACATAGCCAGCAGCGGTTCCTTAAGTCCCACCTTAGAGTTCTATTCACTCTCCCTATGACGTGGTGCGGGTCGAGCTTGCCGTAGTTGACCCTCTCCTCCGGCGGCAAGGTTTCACAAACCTCGCATCTTGCGTCCTCTTTCCCCTTGCTCCTCCACACCGCATCCAGCTTATTTTCTGCTCGTTTTCTTTCGCTTAGTTTTCTTTTCATCTTTGAAGGCGAATAAATGATAGTGCTTAACATCCTTGACTTCCCTAATATTGAAATCCTTCCCTAGTTCCCTTCTGGCTATTCTCGATAATACCAGGTGCACCCAGTTCCTTTGCCGCTTTGACACCCTACTCGTGTGGCTTTCCAAAATACATACCAAACCCTTCTTATGCGTTAACACACGGCAGTTACCACCCTCGTATACTAAGTCCTTCCGTGAGCCGTATAGTTTACATATATTACAGTCCGGTTTGATTCTCATTTCTTTCCTACTATTAGGGCCGTATAAATATTGCCCTTCTCGTCCCTGCTAACCCCAATACAGCCCTGAGTGTAACCGCCCTCCAGAATTTCCTTATGCGCCGGACTTCTAATCCAGCCGTCGATGGCCCCCTTTGGAGAGCTGTAATCTTTGGCTAGGTTCTCCCCCATAAACTTACAGTCGGGACAGTACTTAACCCTTGTACTGTCAACACAAATACTGTTCGGGCCGTAATGCCCCCACGACTCTTGGGCCTCGTATGATCTGATAATCGCTAGCTTACAGAGCTTGGCGTCCTCAACAAAAGGCGTCAGCCCTTTCTCGGTGCGATAATCGTTAACAAGCCCCCACAGGTCGTCCCCCCAAGTATCTGTCTGAACGCACCGTTCATACTGTCCCTGTAATTGCCCCGACCAATACACACCATAACCGAACCAAGAGACAGATAAGAACACTAGCAAAACTAGCACCTCTATACTGGTTCTTATGATTACATATTTACCTATTCTGGCTATCATAGATTTCCTCCATCACCCTAACAACCTTAGCTGGGTAGTTCGGATTCACCGTACCGTTGTACACCCACAAAATCTCCTCGGTTGTCATCCCCTCCCGCCAAGCCCGATGCTCTGACTTCCCTGCTATCGCCCTACCCACATACTCAATCGCCTCTCCAAAACTCTCGAAGCTCCTGTAGAGGAAGCCGAACGGGTTATTTCCTTTCTGAAACTTCCCCCCCGTGGACTCTATAAAGCTAATCGCCACTAAGAGCCGGAAGTCCAAATCGTACTTGTCGGCTACCTCTATAAACTCTTCAGAATATTCTTTTAAAGGACAGTTATATTTCCCGTAAAACTCCTCAACCGCCACTACCCTGTCGTCAACTTCCACAGCCATAGGAATATCAAGCCCAACGCCCCCGCCATCATAATAGTCAGAATTGTCCAGTTGGTTTCGCTTTCCCAATTCATAAGTTGTTAGGGCAAGAATAACTAAGACTACGGTTGCCCGTAACTTTGTATTCATAGTCCTGCGAGCTAGCAGTCCTACTGAGGCTACCAAAGTAGCCTCTTTGTGACGGGTTTTCGGGGTGGAGATGGACGTCTGAGGAGCTACCCCAAATCACCGTACCGCCAACCATCTCCATCTTCGCTAGCCCGCAGGGATAAATTCTAAATACTTAGAACTTATCTCTGCGTCTTAGCATTTCTACACGCCAAATATAAAATATCTCGTTCCAGTAACTCGTTTTCTGACAAACGCTGTCCTGTTGGCCAATCTTTTATACGTTGCTGTAATTCCAACGCTATTCCCGCTTCTCGCTCTTTAATCCTCAAATAAGGTAACACCAGTTTAATAACTACCACTCCCTTTGGACCAGAGAACTGAAGTAAATATCGTCTCTTCCATCTGGGGTTTTGGTTGGGCCTCTCCTCGACATATAAATGGCCTCCAAATTTAGATTGTATAAACTCAAGAACATCCTTATTTGTATTGCTAAATCTAAGTTCTACAATATACTGCGGACTCCATCCCTCACGTTTGTGTAATCTTTTCTTGATACTAATACTTCCATCACCATCAAGGAATCCCGCAATGTAAGCAAGCGTAATCTTCTTTATCATCCCTTATATTATACCCCATATTGGGGGTGTTGTCAAAGTGCTACTCCCACAGGTAGGGGCTACCAAGCCCTGCCCAGTACTTGGTAGCCTTTATCTAAGGGCCACTGAGGGCGGGAGACAAGCATCGCTTGCTCCTGCCCAGTTACAGAGACACGAGAGTTTACCTCTCGCCCTCAGGGGCTTTTATCTTAATCTCTCTCCAACACTCCGAACAATACTCTTTCTCGTTCTTCTTAACATCCCAACTCGACAGAAACTTCCGCCCGCACCCCGCACACAACGCCTCGTGAACCTCCATATCTGATATTTTAACACCATCTTCCAATGCCATTCTTAGAAATCGCCTTCGCTGCCGGCACTCCTTACACCGTATAGGAGCTTGCCACCCTAGTTGACCGAACTTCTTCTGCTCGTCAACATCAAAAGTAAACCTCCGGCTACAGTCCTTACACCTTATAATTCGGTCTCTAAGATTATATTCTTCCATAATTTACTCTTTTAATCTCAGGAGCCTCTTCCATAATGGCCTCCTTTCTCTCCTCTTGAAGAACACACCAACTGCTAGAGCGTTACCTACAGTCAGGCGGCTTCGTGCCTTCTTCATCCAATGCCTAAATGTTGATAGCTTAAAGTTCCTCACCTTCTCCGGACTCCAACCGTATACCACGCTCAACACCCACAACCCAAATTTAAGCTCGTAACCAGAAGGTATGCCGTCCCTGAACTTGCTAATCTCGCTACTCTCATTCACTACATTACCAGTATAAATAAAATCATTCATTTTGCTTTCACCGCCTTGTACGCCGCTTCCAATTCCGGTAGTCTGGCCTCAATCTCCTCTATCTTCTCCCCGACCTTCCCCAAGCTGGTCTCGAACATCCCATACCTCACAAACCCCACGCTCTCGGTAATAGATACGGTAATCTGCGGGGTAATTGAGGCCGGTACTACAAACAGCTTGTGTATTTTGTTATCTGTTAAAGCGATGAAAATGAAGAAGTCAACCTTCTCTTTGTTGACTGTACTTAAAGCGAAAACCCACCTAGGGAACCGTGCCGCCCTCGACTGGCGGGCCACTCTAACACACAGCCGCCGCTTCTCCCAAAGTATGTTAAACGACGCAGCCTGACCCACGAAGTCGGTCATCCTTAGAGCGCCCGGAAGCGTTTGGTAGATTATATCTACCGCCCGCCTATTCAAATTGTGTTCCCCTAATCCCTTAAACATAGTCTTATCTTTTCTATGGTAAGTCATTTCTTTTCACCTGTCAAGCATTTACAAATATCTTCTTCGGGGCAAATAACAATCCACTTCCTGCAGCCATCGCACCGAAGAAACTCCGGCGGTGCTAGGAAGTCCTCGAACCCCTCGTTCCTCTCTTTTGCTTTATACTCCCTCTCAAAATCCACCCACCGCAAACTAAGCGCCTTCTCCATCACTTCCTCGATGTTGTCCCCCTTCCTAACAATCGGCAGGAGCTTCCTTAGCAGGTCATAAGAGTAACCTGACAGCTCTTCTACCTTGTACCCTAGCCCCTCGATAAAAGTCTCCCAGATGGCTATGTAGTACGCTGCAGTGCGGTAGTGAATCCCCACCTCCGGCGAGTGGCAGTAATCCGTGAAAGTTGGGTAGTCCAAAACCTCGTACAATTTCCCATCCCTAATCCTCTTTAGCAGTAGCCCCATATTGAAACACGCCATCCCCATCTGGTACTTTAGGGAAATCAACTCTTGGTGGGTTTTGAATGCCAGCCTTCCCTTGGCTTCGGTTATCTTCATCTGTACCTATCTAACTCCATTGGCGGAGTCAGGCCCGAAGAAATCATTAAATAGCAGTCAGTCTCCGCCACCATCTTCGGCGGAACCTCCCCGCCCTTATCAACCCTCCTCGCCTTCTTCACAAAGTCCTTTCGGAACATCCAACCCTCTACAAGCGCACAGCGCTCTAGCATCACATAATGCCCCAGAATTAAAACATCCATATTTCCAAAATCCGCTTGGTCGGCGTTTACTACGCAGTTGTAGTAGCGCTCCGGGAACCGCTTGGTATTGGTTGCCTTCGCATCCACCTTGTACCTTCCCACAACGAAGTCGTACTCGTCCACCTTCCCCCGCTCGCTGGTAACGGTAAACTCCCTACCCTCTACCCAACCCCAAGAAAGAAACATCCTCTTTACCGCCTCCTCGAACAGAATACCCGTCCAGCTTTTGTCCGATACCACACGCTCAACCAGCCCCCGCCTCTTAGCCAACCCCCTTTCCATCTCCCTTACCCGCTTGGCATCGTCCTCCTCCGGCGCTGTAAAATATGTTTCGAACCAGCTATCTATAGTGCTTTTCCTTTCCTTTCAACTTAGCTATCTCTGGGTTCAGCCTTCCTATCGTTTTGTTAGTTTTCTCTAACGCCGTCTCTAGTTCACTATTATGCCGCCTTAATGTTTTAATCCTGCCATTCAACTTATTTACATCAATTTCAGAACACTGCTTGAAGTGGATAACAGCGTAGGAGAAAAGAACCAACGCCGCACCCCGTTCCCTACATAGACCTTTCGGGAACTGCTCGTCCAACACTTCCTCTAACCTAGTTTTGAACTTCTCTTCGGGATTCATCTTATTTCCTCCTAGTTACGACACTCAAAATCAATACTCCAACTGGGCGCCTTCTCTACGACTACTACCGTCCCAGAACAGCGCTCCTTCAAATGGAAATACGCATTGTCGGTTCTACGGAAGGTCACCGCCCATCCAAAGAAAGCCCCAGCAAATACAAGAAGAATAACAAGACCGACCAGTGAAAGAGTGCCAGTTACTTCGTCATAATTACCCATTATCTATCACCTCCTCCCCTGTGCTTTAGCTCTTTGTTTAGCCCTACTATTATCTCTCTAACATCTCCAGCCAATGTCTCATTCCGGCGGTTTTCACACTCAATAGCAGACATCGCCCCATCACTGTCTCCTCCATAACACGCCTCCGGTGGTCGAGCGTTCAAGAATCGTTCTAGGTACGCAATCTTATTCTTAATATGTTGCGTCGTCATCTTTTGTACATTCATCAGCCTTATACCTCCTTAGTTAGCGCCTAGCTCTCATGTTAACTATTAACATGTATTTAACACGTATTTAACATGTTTGGCACGGCAGCCCCGATAAAATAAATTCATTATTGTACCTCCTTAGTTAGTCCCTCACCGACTAATTGGCTAATGACCGCCCTCGCATCATTTTCCATCCTTTCAAAATCCAGCACATCATAGGTAAATATCAGAATGTTAATCGTCTCTCCAATAATGCTCCTGTCTTCTGGTATCTGGGATGACACCTCCCACCTCCTTGCCATCCCACGAAATGGGGCGTACTCGTAAATCTCGGCAAAGACACCATCAATAATTTCCTTCTGGTAGAAGCACTCGGCCTCTGGTTTTGATAGTGACTTGCCCGTGTATTTCTTCCACTCGTTACTCATATATCCTCCTTAGTTAGTCCCGCCATTATTCTTTACCTCTGACCTCTCCAGATGCTCAAACTCCGCCCTAAAACCCCCTCGTCAGAAACCGGTTGAGTTTAGTTAGTTCCGGCGTCTTTTGTGAGCTATTGACCCATTTGCTGCCCCGCTTTTCTAACCAGCCACCTTGTCCACCACAAAAGGGACACCCGTGATAAATGCCGCCAAGGGTTAGAATAGTCGTTACCACACCGCAATCTTTGCATTTGTACTTTTCAGTTGTTTTCTTTTTCATTCTTTACCCCCTAGTCCCTTTAGTTCGGTGTCTATCTTCTTGGGAGAGTGTAAAGATTTCTTGCCGACCTCCTTGTCATGTTTTGTTATGGTAATTTCCGATGGTGTAATTAGATAAACTACCGCAAGAAAATGCTTAAGAATATCTTCCTCGTTAAACTCCTTGGATAGCTCAACTGCTCTTTTCCTCAGTTTTTCAATCACTTCCTTCTCGCTCTCTCTCAAACGGGATTGGAAGAGTTCCTCCAACTCATCCCTCTTTTCCTTGCTGATTAAATACCCACTCGTTCCCCCATCGGAATGAAAGGTAACTATCTTTTCTATGCCCTCTTTAATAGTCGTTGGTTTGGTCATCAGTAAAACCCCAATCGGCACATAAGCCTACTAAACCGCTCCCGTATTCCCCTACATATTCTTCTACCAACTCTCTCGGATTCGAGAAGCCAAACTATTTCCTCCGCTACCATATCAGCATTTATCACACGGTGTCCCTTGGCGTGCTGGTCGGTGATAGATTCGATTTCGATAATGTCCCCAATTTTCCTTATTAGCTCCTCTCTAATAGTCATCTGTTCTCCCATAGATATTCAATCCTATCCTCACTCAAGACAAGGTTTCGGGCGTGGTATTGCCAGCGCCCCTCAACACTAATGTTGCCCAAACCCAACTCCTCAGCCAAATCTTCCACCCCCTCAGTAACTATCTCACCGCTAGTTGTACCCACATCCTCCTCACCAAAATAAGCCTTTAGGAAGTCGTGAGAGAAGAAAATCGCAGATTGGTAAATCTCTGGACTCCACTTCCACTGGACTTTAGGAACCCATCCCCCCTCCTCCGCAATCTCAATTATTTTATTTAGCTTTTCAGCTTTGGTCATAATTGGTCATTTTCCGGCCACCCCACTAAGTGCTCAGTATTCTCCTTTAGTTCCTGATAGGAAAGGCGGCAGCTGCCCTTGTCGCCAATCTGCTTTCCGTATATCTCTTTACCGTCTATAACCGCACTAAATATATTCTTACCGGACTTCCCTAGACTTACTGACAGGAACCCGTCCTCGTAGCGGGCGTATATTGGCAACCCGTCCTCGGTCATCCCCTCCCATTGGGCTACGGTTGCTACGGTGGCTGGTTTCAATTTCACAACTTTGATAGTTTTCACCTCTGGCTTACTCATCTTACCTCTTCCCATCTCTCCTTTAACCTATCCCATACCTCATCATCCTTGCCTTTGAGATGGAGTACCACTAACGCCGAGGTACAAATTATAAAGCTGGGAAACTCACCCCCCCATACCCCCTTAGCCCACTCTGGGTTGGTGATTAGTTCCATTGGGACAAAATCTTTGCTGGGACCAGTTATGCTCACCACATAGCTTTTACCGAATGCCCCAGAATACTCACTAAGCCCTTCGATTATCTTGGCTTTGGTTTCGTTAGTCATCCTTTACTCCTAACCTTAAATCCCTCCAACATCGCAGCCTCGTAGCAAACCTATCGACTTCTTTCTCCAAATTCTTGACCTCTTTCAGCCTAGACTTCATATTTCTTAGCTCTATGTCCTTCCGCCACAGCATTGCCCTTATAAAATCCTTAGCGGAATCATTGTATGTCCCACTATCCTTTCCACAAGTCCAAATAATATCTTTCAATCTGCTGGAAAAGACCCCATCCCACTCTTTTTCCCAATCATTATCTTTTCTGAACGCAGCGTTCAATTTAGCCTCCTATCCACCTTACCCATTCCCTCCGGCTCGCAAATATCAAGAATCCGGCTTGATAACCTGTCCCCGAACCTATCCCCGATTCCTGACACATCCAAGTTGCTCGTGACTATCAAGTGCTTTTGGTTCTCCCAGATATTATTGACGATGATATATACACACTCAGTTACCCAATCCGTTGTATGCTCCGCCCCCAAATCGTCCAGCACCACATAATCTTTTCGCAGAATTCTATCTACTACCTCATTTTCAAAGTTCCGCCGGAGGTTGAAAAGCATCCTAGGAACATTAACCCAGACCGCCGTCCCCCGCTTGCCGTACCTAGACAAGAGCATCTGCGCTGCCCTGTAGCTCTTGCCACAACCGGCGGGGCCGAGCAACAGCTTGTCCTCCCATTCCACAAGACCCCCTACATCCCTAAATACTTTTGGAATCTCCACCCTGACCGCCCAATCTCTCAAAGGTTCGGTGGACGGGAACCTGTTTTCAGAGGACATTGAATTTGGCATATTTTCCCTCGCTCGGCTTATTGCCGCTTTTATACTCTCCATTAAAACCTGAAAAGTTTGCTTTGGCCGTCTCCAAATCAAGGAACTTCTCAAATCCCCTCTGTAGGAAGTCCGGCAGAGTCCATTTGTACTTAAAGTAGTATCCCTTCCCGTTTACAATCTCACCGTAGTTTTCGATAGAGTGGATGATTTCTCCCTCCGTGTACTTGTCTTTAATCAGTCCGTTTATCTTTCTTTTCATCTTGTCTGTTAATGAACGATGTTGAATTATCTTCTGGGAGTTCCAAACCTCAAAGATACGACTATATATTTTATTATTGGTTCTTCTTTTAGGGGTTCTTCTTAGTGTGCTCTGGGGGACGGATCTATCGTCCCCCCTGGACGCATCTTTATTAGTTGGGGTAGATTCGTCCACTGTGGACGGATCTTTGTAGCTCTCTACATTCTCCCTCCAAATATCCACGACCCGATATTCGTTTGTGGGCCTCGTCTTGCCGTGGCGCTTTCCCACATATTTAATCCAACCACGCTTTAATAGCTTGTCTATAGTCCTGCTTACGGTTCCGGTTCCTACCCCCATTGCCTCTGCCAAGGTCTCCCTAGAGGCATAACAAGTCCCCGCCTCGCCCGCTTTGCGCTTCATTTGAAGGTAAAGAGCCTGCTCGTAGGCGGTGGAGCCGTTGGCTATTATATTGGGAACAATCGTGAAGTATCGCCTGTCGTTAGATTCGTCCAGGATTTTGAACTTCTGTGGTATGCTTTCCATAGTTATCTATTGAGGGGCGCCTACCTCACCCCTCATTCCTATTATCCCTGATTGCTTTCCTTTTGTCAAGTCTTTTCCCCGTCAAAGTAGCCCCCCTCTGCGTACAGGCGTTCCCGGAGGGTCGTTAGGTGGCACGAGTTTCAAGGGCTTTCTACCTTCCACCACCTGCTCGATTCGGTGCGTGTTAATCAGGTGTGTAACCCCGTCTGTATCCTCAACTAAAATATACTTCCCCCAATGTGAACGGGCGTTCAAGTTTCTACTAAGATTCTCCGGAGAGAAGTCTACCTTCTCTGTTATAATCCACGACCCGTTTGTTAGCTGAATCTCGTAGTTCATTTATCCTCCTAGCGAAAACGATTCCGGCGGATACCCGTAACCAGTCGCTAACTCGTAGATGTCAGCGGCTAGCTCCGCATTCGCATCTAGTAAGTTCCGCCAAGTAAACTCCCGCCAACTGTGTAACCCCTTTCTGGTATTGGTGTCCTTCGGGGTGTCCGGAAGCCCGCTTGGTAGTGGTAGTCCTAACCTCGAAAACACTGCCGGATACACGCTATCGAAATTCTCAATCCTGAACCTCTCGTCTGACACACGGTCTGCCCATTTACACCATTTCAGCCAAGTCCACATCGCCCACACAAGGCGGTCTTCCGAGTCCGGCCTACCCACATACCCAAACATCTCTTCGAACGCCTCTAGCGCTATCGCCTGTGTTGAGCCTATCACCTTCAACGGATGCCGAACTTGGTGAATAACGGTAGTGAATTTATCCCAATTCGGCAAGTGCTTCCACGATACGCAGCCGTCCTCCCCAACCACCTCGTGCGGTACATCGTAACCTAAATCCCTGAATAATTTAGATGTGTATCCGGTGCCACTTCTACAGTGGCCCGTAATTAAGAACATAATTAGAATGGCATATCCTTATTAGCCGCACTTAGGTCGCTAGGTACCTCGTTTGGGTCTACGTCCTCGCTACCGTCCGGCTCGTTGCCTCCGGTCTGGCTTTCCCCTTTCACGGGGCCGGCGGTGCTCTCTCCGTCCGGCTTCGAGACCTCTTGCGCTCCCTTCGGGGTTAGAAAGATTACATCTTTACAAACCACCTCTGTAGCGTACCTTTTGACCCCGTCCTTTTCCCAACTTCTTGTTTGTAGTCTACCAGAGATATAAACCTTGTTTCCCTTCTTTAGATACTGCCCACAGACCTCGGCCAGCTTCCTCCAAGCTACAACATTGTGGAAGTCGGCAGCCTCTTGCTTCTCTCCGTTACTATCTGTCCATTCTCTGTTGGTGGCGATGCTGAAATTAGCCACAGGGTCGCCGCTAGGTATATACTTTACCTCTGGGTCTCTTGTTAGATTTCCGATTAGCTGAACCTGATTAAGACTTCTCAATTAAATCACCTCCCCGTGTAATACGGACACAAATAATGATGATAACCGAACCTCGTTTGCTTGGGTTCGAATTCTCCGGCCTCCATTTTCTTGTAGAGTTTCCCAGCCCAATTCCATAACCTAACTAAATCAGCCTCGGTTCGGTAGGTTGGTAACTTTTCTACTTTGGGCTTCTTTAGCCCCTTTCTAACGATTTGAAACATAATCCCTACCGGAAGCTCCCCGTACCTCATATAGTAGGCATAAGCGTAGGCGGTGGCCTGTATGTCGCTTTCTACATCCTCCATTCGCCAGTGGCGCTTAGACGTCTTGTGCTCGTAAATCCAACCCGTCTTTCTATTCACTCCGTCTATACTTCCGTGTAACCCAAATGGTAAGCATTCGTTTGTGATTATGTTACATAGCGGAATCTCGAACCACATCTCGGTCTCTTCTATCTCACTCTGGCCTACATTTCCCATATAGGTAGTAACCAATTTCCCCGCTTCGGGACTTATCTTTGGTGTCCCCTCTCTACCCTTGTGGTACTCCGCTATCCCGAAATGAACCTCGCTACCTAGAGCAAAGGCGGGGCTAGGCTTATCCTCTAACCCCGCCACCTTGCTCAACCAGAAGCATCTAGGACATTCGGTATAAAGTCTCAATGATGTTATTCCTAGATACTTCGGTAGGTTCATATCTTCTTAACCTGCACCTCTATCAGCTTCCGCAGGTAGGCAATTTGCTTACCAGACTTGGTTCCAACCAAGTTTCCTACAGCTTCTTCAAGCCGCTTCAACTCCGCCTTAGTTTCCGCTTTCCCGATGGCGGTAACCGCCTTCTCAATTCCCTTCCTCTCCTCGTCAGTTAGCTCCGGAAGGTAGGAACTCGTTGCCGGTTTGGTGTTCGGCTCATCGACTGGCTTGTAATCCTCGTCAATGGTTCCCTCGTAAGCGTCCGCACCGACTCCGAACAACGCCGCCGTCTTCTTAAATGCGTTGGTAAACGCACCCTTCAAGGCGTCTGAGTGGTTTCGTGATTGGTGTCCACCACAGCAAGATTTTGAATCAACTACGTTTCTATCCTTATCAAGAAACAGGATAGTCAGTCCGCAAACCGCCTCGAAATTAGTCGTCCCGCTCTTGGCGGGATAATCTCTAACAACTTTGGGCTCCCCTTGCGGCTGCCAAGTCAGGCCGAACTTCGGCAGAACCTCGTTCAGTCGGTTGGCTACAAACTGGTAGCCGTAGCCTATGGTATCGTAGCCCTTGCGGGTTACGGCCTTCTTGGTTCGCTCTACGCACTTGTCTCCATACAACTCTTTTAGGGAAAACTTCAAATCTTGGTAGAGCTTGGGGTCTATCTTTTGAACTTTGACCTTCGGTTTAGGTTTGTCAGGCATTCTATTTCACCCCCTTCCGGTTACTGATTATATTATTGCTTATTACTTTCATTTTGTCAAGTCTTTTCCCTTAATAACATTTCCTTTATAGCCTTGATGTGAGAACAAGAGAATAACGGCTCTTTGTACTGCCTATAAGAATACCCCGGACAGTCGCACTTAAACACAAAGCTCCCGTTAGTTGCCTTTAGCATCCGGACGGTTCTCTTGACGCCGGGAGCGGAACTACTCGGAACTCTGAACTTTCGGTTTTCTCCTTTTGTTTCAATTTCTTTAATCATTTCAGTATCCTTTCACCTCTATTAGCAATTTACCGATAAACCTCCTTAGGTTTGAGGCCCGTTTTCGCAAAGTCGGTGGGTCTGGTTTGTCAATCAGCCACCTAAAATACTCCGCTTCTTCAACGGTTATGTATCTACGCATAAGACTCCCAGCCCATTTCCTTGCGAACATATCTCCGTCTACTACATCTTTTAACAACATTTTCAGGAAATCTAATTGCTCTTTTGTAGGCATTTAATCCCCTCCCTCTCTTCCCTTATTCCAAGGGATATGTCCCTTCTTGAATTCGGTTCTAGGGTGGATTCCTCGATGCTTTAGATTGCCCATCCTCCTATCCTTCCTCATATGGCAACCCCTACACAGCCACTCCCAATCTGATAGGTTCTCTGTATATTCCTGACTGATATTTGCTAAATCCCAAGGTGGTCGTTTTCCACAACACTGACACAGGTTTGGCTTTGGAATCCTTGCCCTCATTCTGTTGTGTAATGCTCCCATCTTAATGGTTTGCTTAATATATACCCCTTTTCTTAACTTGCTCATTTTCTGTTTCCACGCCTCAGTATGCTTCAAATCAGTAAATGGCTGAGGATTTTGTTTGGCTCTCGCTTTGCGCATCTTCTTCTTGGTTTCTTCAGAATGTTTTCTGCCTAGCATTGTCATTTCGATTCTCTTTGTAAGCAAGTAATATCCCCAGTTTCGTAGAAGCACTGGCACTTTTCAAGATACTCCTCATTACCAGACTTTCTAGCACTAAAACACAACATCCGGTCTTGGTTCTCAATGTGCTTATCTATTGACTTGACAGCTAATGCAGCAAAGAGCGATACTAGCCCCGCCAGCAGTAATATCCTTATACCGGCGGCGATGGTCGCCTCTAGGGTTTGCTGGCATCTTTTGTTCCTAATGTAGTTATTCATTCAGAAACTTTCTCAAGTCCCTAGCGAATGGTGAATCCACCGGGAACTCCAAGTGACTGTAAAACTTCCTTTTCTCAGTTCCTACTGATACCAGTAACTCAATCCAAATTTTCTCTCCGTACGCCGTATCCTTTACCCCAACCTCGTATTGAGCAATCCTTAACATTGGCTCATCGTTCAAGTCTTTCGGGCGCTCTCTGGTCTTCCAGTAAGTCGCAATCGGTGTGTTATTAGACATTTACCTCGCCCCCTTCCAAGCTGGCTCCATAGCATCCGCCCACCCCATAAACCTCTTGAACACAAGTCGGGTCGCCATCGTTGTAGCCGGTGCGTTCTTGCTTGCGTCCACCATCCGAAAATACTTGATAATCTGCTCCCTATCAGCTACCCGCAAGAACATCTCCTCTAGCTTTTGATTCGGAATTGATTTGTCTTTTCTAGTAATCATAGTTTCCTTTCTGTCTTGCTAATCTTGCTTAGTGGGAGGTCGAAAGAAGCAAGACGCACTCTCGACCTCCCGCCTTGCTTACACCTCCGGAATCTCTGTTGCCGATAAACCAAACTTCCTTGGCGCCCGGAAGTTTATTAAATCCTCACTCTCACTTAACCTCTTGGCTAACTTCTCCATATACACGTGGGACAGCTTCTCCGCCTCCTCCTCACTCACAGCGCTAACAACCCTGATAACTTTCATCTCGGTTTCTACTATGTATTTCTTCACTTTATATCACCCCCCTTCATGGTTGCGGTTAAATTAGGCAATTCATTATATCGTCCAGCATATTCAATACTTGCCATTTTCAAACTATCTTCCCATCCCTCTAAGAAAACGAAAGTACGTGGTTTCCAAAACATACCCGAACTTAATAATATTTCTCGAAAGTATACGAAACAGCCGTCGCCACGGCTGGCTTTTCTAACCTTCTCAACCCCCTGTAATTGAAGGCATTTCTGTTTTAATTGGTCTAATCGGGTTTGGTTAACTTGGGATTTTGCCTTGCTGTAGGGGTTTATCATCTTGCTTAGTCTTATTATGCCCTATTTATTTTATCTTGTCAAGTCTTTTCCTCTATACACCCGAAAGGGGGACAGCTGGCTCTTTGGCTGAAAAGCAACTGTCCCCCCCTCGGCCACCTTAATTAGATGATTTCTTCTTCTTACAGACCATTATTTGCCCCCCACTTTTCCGTTAATCCTCTTATCAATCCCAGCTGGTTTGAACCAGAAGTTATATACTCCCTGCGAAGCAATTAGGGCCGCTCCTACCGAAGCTAAGATATTTTCCATATTAAACCCCGCCTCTATATAAGAACTCGCTCCCCCGACTACCACAGACGCTCCCAACGCCAACACAAACCCCAACCACTTCCCCTTCGTTTCCGGGAGCTTGGCTTTCATAACCTCAACCACAAACGGCATAAACAGTCCTACAAATCCCGAGAATAGTTCTGATGTCATCCTTTACCACCCCCCATCAGTTTCCGGCAACCTTCAAGAATTAGACCCCAGCCGGTGAGCCTCGACAGTTTAACCTCGTTGTAGATAATCTGGTTCTGGTTCTCAACGGCATCCTCCAATATCTTCTTCTCCCTAGTCCAGTTTGTAGCACTAGCGACCATTCTGTTTATCAGCTCGTCTATCTGGGTGTCCTTTTCTTCGATGCTCTCCCCTGTGCTCTTTAGCTCCCCCTCTAAGCGAGTTATATCCCCAGCCAACCTTTTCCCCGCCTCTTTCCATTTACCCCCCTTAGAAATCATTTCAGTGCGTAGTTTTCCAATAGTTTCATCCAAGGTACGAACTTTGTCCTTAGTACGAACCAATTCTTCCTTTATTGGGTTCGGTGCGTTATTCTGTACAAAAGCATAGACAGGATTGTCGGACTTCTCCCATTCTTTTGTTTCCTCCTCATTTGGCCACCGGTGGGCTTGGGTTATAAAACACTCCTTGAAGCAGCCTGATTCGTTCTTAGGTTCGACAGGAGCAACGCCCTCGTATAGAACATACCTTTGGATTGTGTACTTCGCCGTGCCGTATTTACTTAGTAGGCACTCCCGTCCCGTCCACGGGTCGGCTATCCGATAGGTTCTCTCGGTCTCGAACAGCGCCAAAACAAAATGCCCCTCTACCGCAGCGGTATTCGGGTTAGAATCTACCTCTAGCATTACCAAACCTTTTGAAAGGTGGTCGTTAATCTCCTTGAACTGGTTGGCCGTAAGTGGTTCGGGGGTTTTGACGGCTTTCGTGTATTTAATATCAGGATATATTTCGGTCAGCGAACCCCACTTGTAGTAGCCGCCAGAGAAGCCGTTTACTTTCTTCAAGTCCTCGTTCATTCTGTCGGGGTCGGTATCCTTCCCACACTCGGTGGCAATCATTGCTAAGCAATCAACCACACAACCGTGACTGCCGATAGTTACGTCACTGAACCCGAGCTTCTTATCTTTCCACCTTTTATCCCTTTGGGAGAAAATTATCATTGGCCGCCTTTCTAAGCCTCACGACCTCTTTAGATGAAAGTTCCTTAAAGAACCTCCCCTCAAAATAGTCCCGCCCGTTCTCTTTGCTCCTTTTAACCAAGGTCTTAACAAGGTCAACCTCAAGCGCTCTGACCTTCTTGGATTTTCTTTCAACCGACCCACCTAACTCCTTCGCCACATTATACTCCTCATCGCTCAAGGCGCTCCTTTCGTGCTGGTAATCCAGATATTTCGGGTTACCCTTTTGCTTGGGGTGGTCTCTCTTATCTATGATAACAGGGTGGTCTTTGTAACCCTTCCTAACTGCCAGCACTTCCCAGAAGAAGTCAACGCCCGATTCTCCCCCCTGTAGCTCTTTGACCGTAAATGATTTCTGGGTTATGGAGTCCATCTCAACAAACAGCCCATTACAGTCTCCCGCAGGAGTAAGCATTACAGAGATTTCTTCCTCCTCCGTTACCAGCCCCCAATGGTTCGGTAACTCGATAGTAACACTTCCCTTCTTTAGTTTATCTTTGCCCCTTATTCTCAGTAATACCTCCGGCCCTTCGTGGCTCGTGTATTGGATATACTTCTCTGGGTCTTCGGGGTGCTCGATTATGAACCCCTTGCTACCACTTACACCGAAATTGCCGTGAACCCACAAGTCCTCTCTGAACCACCAGGTCTGCGTTACCCACCCGTCCTGTCCACAGTTGAATCCCTTCACACTCCACGGCGCTTTTATGTAAGCATTGTTGTCTACATTTAAGTCGTGGCCTGCATATAGGTCGCCGCCCGCAAAGAGGTCGTCACATAACACATCACCACCAACATAGATACCATCCTCTCCTTCTATCCATATTCTAAATGCGCAAGAGCCCCCATATATGTCCTTAAAGACTAAGGTGTCAATGTATCCCTCCCCTCCATACAGCCGGTTCGCTCTCATCTCTCCTCTGTCAACCCTATTAGCGTGTAGGTAATTAACCTCGTCCGTGGTTATCGTATGCCAGGTAATCTTGTCGGCGTGTAGGGAGCGGGTACTGATATGTTGAGCATCTAGTATCCCTGTATCAATCTTTCCAGCATCCAAACTTGATATATGGGCGTTCTCTATAACAGCGTTACCTATCTGCGCTGACTGTGTTATTAGGGTGCTTGTGGAAAGCTGGTCTGCCGTAATATCGTTCGCCTTAATTCGGTCAGCATCCAGTGTTCCCGCCTGAATGTAATCCCCGTGCATCGAGCCTGTATCAATGGAACCAGCGCTCAGATGTATCACAGACATTGTTGAGCAGTCAAAAGTCCCACCACTAATAAAATCCGCCTCAAGTGTCCCCGTGACTATATTCTCGGCGGTTAGGTTAATTACATCTACTACATTAGCGTCTAGGGTTCCTGTGGTAATCCCGTCCGCCGTGATGTGTCCATCGGCGAATATGATAGTGGCTCCGGCGTTGTCCACTATCTTAATTCCGTATTCTCCATTTATCTTTCCAATTAGGACTCGGTTTCTCGTGCCATCGTTTACATTTAGGGTATAGGGAAAGTCTGGGGTGAACCCAATAGCCTGAACGATGCGTTCAAGTATATGAACCCGTTTGGAAATCTTGACGTATTCGTAATCTAATCTTGGTAAGTGTCGTCTTCTCATCTGTGCACTTTCTCAGGTTTCTGCTACATTAAATAGTAATGTGTCGCACCTTTAATCACCCAGAGTTAAATTAACCTCCGGTTCGTCATCATCGCCAACCTTGACCGACCTTTCGTAAACATAAAGTGATTCATCAACATCAAAGGCATCTGCCACGCACCGAACCAAGTCCCCCAGCTCGTAATCAGTTAAATCGGTCTTCTCGTCTATTCTAGCCCCGAACTTCACCACCTTGTGAATGTCCTTTAGCCAATCAATATCCTCCTCAACCATATCCGTTAGGAACGCCTGAACTCCTACATCTTTGTAGGACTTTATATCCTCCCGCCGCTTGTAACTACCTTGGGAGGTGGCGTCATCTACTACATACTGAATCTCTTGGCCCCCCCAGTGCCTCCCTAAACCAAGTTCGTGATTTAGTACACTCCAACCGTCCTCTAGGCAGTTGAAGTCCTCACAGTTCCCCGGATACCGGAACACCACATCGTCCTTTATGGTTCCCTTGAACGGGTAGTAGACATTGAAGACCTTCTCCGTAGTAATCTCGAAATCGAACCCGAAGTCGTTATCTGCCAATTCCAAAATCGCCTCGGCAATGTTCTTGCGCTCATACTCCTTGGTTCTATTAACTGATGCCTGAATCGTACCCTCGGTAACTCCAAAATCGCCGTTAACCTCTGATTGCGACTCGTCAATAAGAGTCCACGCAATGGTTCCCGAATCTATTGTAGTAAACTCTCTGGGGTCTGATATTCCGGTGGACTTGTTGTAACCACAGAATCGTTTCTCGAAAAGATTAAAGAATTGCTTGGCCCCTACCTCCCAGTACAAATCATTTCCCTTTGCTATTTTCCTCACATAACATATCTGCCCACCCCACAGCTTAGTTCCCTTGTACTCCACAATCAACTCGTTCTGGTTAACCGCTAGAATAGTCGAGTTACAAAGCTCGTCCGTGGTATCCAGAATAAAACCAGCCGCCCCCCCGTGGTTGAGGGCTTCCCTGAACCACCTCTCCCTAGCGTTCACTAATGAAGCCAAATAGTCCCCGCTAGGGTTCCTTATTAGAAATTTGAAATCGCTCTTTTCTCCAGTCATCAAATGCCAACCCAGCCGTCCCTATAGGTAACGGTTATTTTCCTATCTCCTGACCCGCCCACAGTCGCCGAGATTGTGATGGTGTTATTCCCTTCTCCGAGCTGCCAGAAGTCGTCCGCATTTACATAAGAGTATAGATTCGAGTCGTCACTCTTAACCACAGTCTCGTTTAGCATATCAATATCCATATACTCGCCAGCAGCCAAGCTGAGTCCGGCGAAACTGACCGTCCTACTAAGGGTGGTGTTAGTAATCGTAATCGCCCCGCTCACGTCTCCGTGGACTCTTATTACCGGATAAACTGGTGCGTTACCCCCATTATTTACTACTCCGGAACCCGCCACAAATGTTACATCGTCTCCGTCTTCGGTCTGAGAGTAAAAGTTTGGATCGGGTGCGATTAACGGAACCCAGATATTTCCCATAGTTACCTCACCCCTCAAAAGAGGAGCATCGACCTTTCCTGCTAACTGAACCATACACTGTAAATCCAAGTCGTCCGTTGTAGTTAGCAGCATTGTTGATAGCCCGTCCCGTGGAAGGTCTAGGGCTGCCAGCAGCGCCCTCCGTTTTATATTGTAGTCCGAGATAGTCGACGACTTAACCCCAACCAAGAGTCGCATTGTTCTAGCTCTCCACAAAGCCCTAGGGATTTTCGACCCGTGGTACCCCGGACGCTCGTGCTTCACCACCTCAACATCGGCCATTCCGAATCCCAGCGCCTCCCTTATTTTGTAGTAATCTGATGACTGTCCGATTGTTATTCCGCCAATGGTTATAGATTTCATTTGTTCTCCATATTGAACGCCGCCCGCTCCATAATTAAATCAATGTCCGATTCTCTCTTGACTGTAATATAGAAGTTCTGTGTCACCTCTCCCCTACCTAAAGACTTTATTAGGTTATCCGCCCTTGCGGGTTCCCCTAAAGGAAGTACAAGCTCTGGGTAACCCTTCTCCCCAATTATTGTAGGTTCGGCAAATATCCCTCCGTGCTGCCCACCTTGAAGCCAAGACGCCGGAGTCCCACCTTGTAGCCCACCGGCGGGCTGGAGTTGCGCCCCAGTTAAAGCGGGTTGGAGTCTCTGTGCGCTTTCCACTACTTCGTCAATCGCTCCTACATAGGCATCCCTAACTTTGTCAGCCGTATCCTGTGCGCCCGACCCAACTTTCTGGTTAAAGTCGTCTAGCTTCGATAGCGCCTTATTGTGTTGGTAGGTCATCTCCTCCAGCTCATCTTGGTGTCGCCGTATCAACCTAGTAATATCATCTTCGGCTTGCTTATCTCCAATTCTATTAAAATCCTCAGCGTACCTCTCCCTAATTTGGCGTTCCTCACTTAGCTTTTCTTCAAGCGTACCGAGTTTCTTATCGTAGGCGTCCGTGAAGTTTCGAACATCCTCTTCGTAAGATGCCTTCTTCTCCTCAACCGACTCTTTGTGCGCTTCTTCTTCTTTCGCTAACTCGGCCTCTAGCTTTGTGATTTTCTCCTCCAAGGTGTCGGTTACATCCTTTATTTCCTCATCCCGCTCACCCTCTTGGTCTGACAAAGCGTCCTTTAGAGCTTGTTTCTCTTTAGCTATCATCTTCTTTAGAGCATCTATTTTATCTTGGTTGGCGCTGCCACCCAACGCCTCCTCTTTATCTAACTGCGCCTGGAGGTTTGATAATCTGTCCTCACCGGCGTTCTTTGTTAACTCTATTAGCTTGTTCCATTCTCCACTTATATCGTCAATTTCATCCTTAGCCGCCCTCCGTTCTTCATCTATATCTTCTAAGATGGAAGCGGTTTTCTCTTTATGTCTATCAGCCATATCTTTGAGCGCCTTTACTTGCGCCTCCTTCTTGTCCTTTATCGACTTGTCAAATGTAGCCTGTTCCTCTCGAATATCCTTCTCCAACGATTTGTAGGTGTCTCGGTGGGCGATGAGCAAGTCATCTAGTTGCTCCATAAATGCTTTGTTGCTTTTCTCCACGGCGTGTGCGTACTTCTCTATCTCATCCGCCGCCTTTCCTGATGATTCTCCAAGTCCTTCCAACATCTCATTAATCTTGTCCTGCCAACCCGCAAAGTCGTCCCCGCTTTCCCCTAAGTCAATCCCCATATCGGCAATGTCGGCGCTAAAGGTATTCTTTAGACTTTCCCAAGTGGATTTTATGTTTGAAGACATACCTAGAAAATCCGTTTCCCACGCCACAAACGCACCTGCGGCTGCCACCCCAGCAATTACTAAATATTCCGGATGTACTAACGCTATTAAAGCGGCGGTTTCAATAGCGGACGCTGCTAGTAACTTTAATTGGGCAATAGATGCCACAATAGCTGGTATGAATGTCGCCCAAGTTGCGGTACTAAATATGATTTGGCTAGCCTTTACCGTAATTATGGCCGCCCCTGCTATCCCTGCCGCTACCGCAATCCCTTTGAAAGCGTAAGCAATCGCTTTGGCCGCCTCTCTTGCTCTTAGTACTGCGGTTGCTAAATCCCTGCCCATTTGCTCCAACTGCGCTCTATGCTCGTCAATCCAAACCTTGACCGCTACAACGGCTTCCAGTTGAACCCGCTTTAGTGCTTCAAATGCAGGAATGGCCGCATCACCGATAGCAACTTTCACATCCAGTGCCGCCCTCTTTAACAGAGACAGCTTTCCCTTGTAGGTCTCCATATACTCGGCAGCGTCACCTGCTGCAAACACTGATTCCCTCAAATAACCAACTATTAGCGCTTGGGCTGCGGCGTACTTCGTACTCGTTTTGTCTAAGTCTTGGAGGGTATAATCTGACTCCTGAAGGATAACTTGGAGGTTCTTCTGCACGCCCGCCGAGTCTGAAAGGATTGAGTTGCGGTTTCTAAGTCCTTTAGAGGTTAAAACCACAGCATCTCCGAAATCATCTATCACACGGTTGTAGGCCGCCGTGTCCTTCATCGCCATAACGAGCATCTCGGCCTGTTCTAATGTGACCCCTGCCAGTCCCGCAAGGATGTTCTTCAAGGTCGCCGCCGCCTCCGCTGGAGCAAGCAAACCGTCTTTTGACAACCGCTCTGAAGCCTTCCTTACCGCATCTACATTGAACCCGTAAGCCTTAGCCACCGAATCTAACCCCTTCATCGTGGCCTCAAACTCCGCCGACTCCCCTACAGATTCTCGTATAAGGTCTGTTAAACCCCGAAGCGCTTTAGTTACTAAATCAAGCGCACCTTTAAGAGCAATAGCCGCAATTTGCCCCGTAGCGACAGCAGAGGCCATATCACTTAACCCAACAGCGGCAAGAGCCGACTCAAGGCCGGTTTTCTTCGCCGCTTTCCCCGCCTCCTCGGTCTCATCAGACATCGCCTTCAAGTCTTTCTTGATTTGGGTCAAATCCTTGGAGGCCTTGTTGACGGCTTCTATTATGATTTGTAAGTCACTTCTGTCTACTGGCATTTGCTTCTACGGAGCGAAATCGTCTTATACGGTCAATTATATAATCTGGCGTTGACGCAAAGGCAATCCAGTTACCCCCGAAGAAATCTCGTAACAACAGATACTCCCAAAACTCCTCCGGTACCTTGCTGGCGAGCGTTTGCCCTTTAGGGTCAATTATTCTCCTTTCTTTGGGCGTGGCTTTGAGGTATCGCCTGACGGCTCTGTAGTCGATTCGCTCCCTTTTCCTTTTGGGACTTTCCCCAGCAAGAACCTAAAGTCGTCCTCTGGTAGCTTGCCAATCGTGTCAGGGTCTACACTCAGCTGCTCCTCACCGTCTTTTATGTACTTAGTTGCCCTCAAAACCGCCTCGTTATCCTTTTCCACCTGATAACTTAAATCCATACTAAGAACCTTGCCCTCCGCATCTACCTTGGTAGATTTAAGAGCAATAGATTTCATAGTGTCATTATCAGCGTGTAAATAATAATTAAACACGCCCACCTTCATCTTTGTTACAGGCAACTCATATTCTTTGAATGGTCTTTCCATTGTTATCTTATCACCCCCGTCCTTTGATCTCATTATTCTCATAGCGTTTTATCCAATTACAATTAGCACAAAGAAGTTGATATTTTCCTTCCTTATTCTCCAAACTTCTTAGGACTCTGACCAAGTAACCCGCTCGATGCCCTCTTTTCTTTCGCTCTTCGGTTCCGTTACCGCGTATATGGTCAATCTGTAGCGCTCTGGGGTCAGAAAACCCACAATGAGCGCATTTCCCTCCGAGCTTAGCTATAACTTGGGGTCTAAGTCTTCGTTGATACTCACGTTGATACTCACGAAAATAGTCTTTGCGGCCACGACTACGCTCCTTCTCTTGTTTTCCCCACGAGCCTGTTTTATAAGGCATACCCTAATTATAGGGAGGTTAAACGATTTCGTCAACCTCCGTATATCACCCCCCCGTGTGGGGCGGGTAGACCACGGGGGTAACCTACCCGCCCGCATAAATCAATAAGCGGTCTGCGTGTTGATTAGTATCGCACTAATCGTCTTTACGTCACTAATCTTGAAGTTGCCGTCGAACCTCATCGACATAACCTGAATGTCCCCCGGACCACCAGTAATGGCAAAGTCCGTGAACGCCATTGGTGCTAACTCGAAGGACAAGGTTGGGTTACTGGCCGTTCCAATCGTCACATCTGCATTCGTGAGCACAATCGAACACGCCATTTCGGTTCCGTCCTGCGCCCAAGCTCGCTCAGTCTCGCCATCGTAAATCTTTGATAGTTCTCCTTCAATAGAGAACTCCTTGTTCACGATGTCGGCATACTCCACATCGCCAAGCTCCTGCCAACCCTCTGGGTTCTTGTTTATAGTCAACCGCAACGACTTCAGCCCCGTAGCACCGTTGAGACCGGCAATGGTCGAAGCGAACTTAACTGCGCCGTGCGTGGCCATAAAGGGATTCCCAACCACGTAGTCAGGTGTAGACGCTGTGGCAGCTCCGTCCTTAGACAGGAACCCACCAGTGACTCGAACATAGTCGCCTACTTCGATATTGAATGTCAGCTGACTTAGCATCGCCAGAGCGTATCTCTCGTCAAGATTTTCATCTTTAACAAAGATAGTAGCTGCTGGGTGCTCGTTGGTATTCAATCGAGCAAATGTATGAGTCATTACATCATCTATCGGGGTATCCAAATCAGTTGACCAGGTTCCCAATGCCAACGCCAGCAATAGCCCGATTTGATTATCATACGCAATTCCACCGAACGAACCCTCGCCACGCTTCGACACAACCTTAGACTCTGAGCGAGCATCAATCACTCCCAAACCGGAGTCATCGACTGCCTTGTCAGACTGTGGTATAAAGTCGAAATCTACCTTTGGAATCCAAAAGTCGGCTGCGGCTTCTGCGGTTCCTCTGGCGGTTTCCCGACCTAGCCCAAAATCAACTAAGCGTTGAATCTGTTTTGTCATTTAGTTCACCCCCTTTCAAAATAAGACAATAAATTACTTCTTTGCTTTCGCCTTCGCTAACTTTAAGGCCTCCTCTTGCGAGGCCGCCTCAACACTAACCCCTAAATCGGGAAAGAAGTGAGTCGTTTTAATCACCTTACCTTCCTTATCTAAGGTTTCTTTCTTAATTGACATACTGTCTTTCATCCCTACTTTTTCATTGGCCATTTGTTACCTCCTTTCTGCAGGCTCATACTTTATAATATCTGTATATTTCCTAGTATTACATTTAACGCACAGCGGTTGTATATTTTCAATAACATCCGAACCTCCTTTGGAGAGGGGAATAATATGGTCTTCGGTTAGTTTGATTTCGGGTTCTGCTACCCCGCAAGCAGGACAAATATACCCATATTGCTTCTTCAAAAGCTCCCATTCCCCGAAGGTGTGATTTCCCTCTGCGCCTCGTTTCCTTGCTTTGTATCTTTGATTTCTAAACCTTTTCTTTGCTAGCAACTCTATGATAGTTTTCTTAACTCTCTTTGATTTCTTTCTTATTGACCTGCCATCAATATAATTCCGAGGTCTTTGTCCCTTATGTGAGTCGCTCAGTTTCCTTTTATGTTCTTCTAAAAGAACCTTACCCTTGTGAGCCATACTCATCTTCCTCTTTGCTTTCTCCGAGTGCTTTCTGCCCTTTATTGCTTTGCCTATTTTCCTTTTATGCTCCTTAGAAAGCTTTCTACCAGTGCCTGCCTTACTTATATTATTCTTCCACCCTTTTGTAAATGGCGGCCTCTTATAGCCTCCCTTATGATTATAAATCCCTGTTGGCATATTTAACGGCTCGCAACGGCGGCTTTAGCCGTTATAAAATAGTGAACCTCTTTGTAGTAAGCGTTTGGAACCTCACGGACCCCGTGTGCGGTTCGGCTCTCCTGATAAAATACCACCCCGTCCATAGTCCAATTATACCTTAGTTGGTAGGAGACCGTGTCTTCCATCGGCGTTTTATCTGCGTTCCGCCCACTTATAATTTCCATTAAGAACCTGTCCCCGACACGCTCCTTCTTGCTCTTGCTCTGCTTGCCTAATTCCTGAGCGGGGTCGATGATTACCCCAATTAGAAAGTCCATATCCTTCTGGTCGTTGACGTTATCTAGTTGCTTAGTCCGCTCCTCTAAACCCTGAACGAAAATCAGAGGTAGCTGGCTCTTAGCCACATCTACAGGATTGCCTAGGAGGAAGGTCTTAAAACCTCTACCGGACAGCCCGTCCTCTAAAATTTCTAGCATCTTATCTGCTACAAGATTTATGGCGATATCCCCCTTTCATACTATAATTTGAACCTCACGTACTCTTGGAACCCTCTCATAATCTCCGCCTTTGTTTCATTCCTAAAGAACAGCGTAGGTCGTCTGGGTATCTTGGTTCTCGGTTTGGTGCTTTGGTGATACTTATGGTATTTTACCCCCCAAGCGTCAATAACCATTCGCCTCTTATTTACCACCGCCTTGAACGACCTTTTGTACTTACCTGTTCTGTGTAGTATTGGGCCGGGACCGAACCCCGCCCCCACCCTCCCAGCTATCGTAGTCTTCGCTAACGGCTCCCATCCGCCTACGTATCCACCTTCGGTGTCAAAGTTCCTCCTGACGTCATCTAGTAGCAGCTGGCCCGCCTTCCGTAGCGGCTCGGTGAAGTCGTCCAGCTTGTCCCCCACGTTAACGAGCGCCTCCCGCAGAATGTTATCCCCTTCTACCGATATACTTAGCAGAATCCAATTTCTCATCAGAACTCATCGTCTATCCTGAAAATTATGTCCTCGTCTTCGTCTTCCGCTGTATTATCAGGATAGAATGAAATAGTGTCTCTGGTCGATAGGGTGTTATCCTCGTCCTCGATTTCATCATATAATGTATAATCCCCGGAGGCTAACTTGGCCAGCTTCTCCCTTGCATCTTCCAGTTTCCTATAACCGTCTAAGGCTATATTCTCTACCTGAGAGCCGTACTCATTTACAAATAGCAGTCCTACACACAAGTCTAGCACTACCCTGCGAAGGAAGCTGGACTTTCTCGTGAGCGGGAATGAGTAACGGTTTCTTAGAGCCGCCCAGACCTCTCCCTGAGCATCTTGCCTAATTTCATCTAACTTGGCATCCGGAATGTACTCATTGTCCTCCATCCCCGCCGCCGACCTGAACTGCCCGATTGACACTAGGTTGGCGCTTTCCGTTCCTATAACCGACTTAGCATCGTCAGGCTCGGTTCCTACCTCGGTAAACTGGTTGTAGTAGGTAGAACAATACTTATCCTCCGGCCCCCCGTCACCATCCTCAAATAAAGTCCCTTTAGGGTTATCGACCCCGATGTCTCTTGGAGACTCCACCGGGATGTGGTACCAGTCGTCCGAGAGGTCTGACCACTTGTACAACCTTCTCTGGTTGTAGTCGAATTGAACACAAACCTCGTCTTCGTAGTGGGCAAACGATGTCCCCGGAGACTCCAAATTTAGAATCTTATTTGTTTTGTCAACCGAGGTAATTAGGATAAGCTCCGCCCGCTCCGTACCCTCCCTCGTGATACACAGGTACTTATTGGCCCTAAACTGTGCAGGGTTCTTGACCGGAATTGCCATCGTTGAGGTGGCAATGTCTTCCGACAGCTCCGTTCTTACTGATTTAATGTTGTCTTCGGTTGGTACGTAAAATTGCCTCATATTGTTCCCTCCAAGTTAGACCTTAAGAACTGCCGTCTAGTTAGTCTGGTGCTAATAACCCTATCTGTTGTTCTGGTCTCCGTGATTTCAACTGAGTCTTCTAACGCTAGAGTTAACACCTTCGCCATCTCCTCCTCGAAAGTTATCGAATCAGATACATTCAAGGTGGTGGCGTTGGCCAGGGTTTCCGCAATTCCCAGAGAATCCGCAAGCTCCCTCTCGTATGCCTGTACCGGTATAAGAGCTTCGGTGATACTAATTAAGTCTGAAAGTGCCAGCACTATCCCCCTAATTGAAGATTCTGCTATCGAGACTGAGTCTGATATACCCAATGTCGCTACGTTTGATAGCGCCTCGGCGATTGATACCGTATCGCTGAGCGCCCTCTTGTACACCTCCGCCCCAATCAGGCTTTCGGTAATGCTTATACTATCCAAGATAGCCTTGCCTACCGCGAACTTGGTTATCTCCTCGCTTATACTCAGGGAGTCGGCCAACCCGCCCCCTACGGTCTCGGTCTCGCTCTCCCCTATTGCAATACTATCAGCAAGATTGAGTGTCGTCTCGTTGGCCAAGGTTTCTGCAATCGCCAAGGTATCGGTTAGCCCCACTACTATGTCCTTGGCTAACGCTTCGGCGAGGCTCAGGGAGTCGTCTAGAGCTAGGTAAAACTCCTTTGTTAAGGATAAGCCCTCCATAATAGTAATCGAGTCTGATAAACCGAGTGTAGTTACGTTAGCTAGAGATTCTGCTATATTCAGCGTGTCAGACAGACCCTTAACCGGCCCTCTAATCATAGACTCTGCTAACCCTATGGAGTCGGCTAGACCCTTGTTCTCTCCCAGTACCACCGCTTCGGCAATACCTATACTATCTGTCTTTGCTAGGCTAACCGTTTTCTCCTTCGCCTCAGCGATACTAAGTGAGTCCTGAACGGTGCGTTCAAATGTAACCACCCTTGCTGAGCTTTCAGCAATACCAATACTGTCCGAAAGGCCAAGATTAGTTACGTTAGCTAAACTCTCGGCAATAATTAAACTTTCGGTCAGGTTAACTACTACCGCCTTCGCCGCCCCCTCCGCTAACGATAAAGCATCCGTAATCTTCTTACCTGTGCTCCTGTACGAGCTTTCAGTGATTGAAATGCTATCTGTTAGTGCGGGAGTGGTGAACTCGACCTCCGCCTCCGTAATCTCCAAACTATCCGCTAGGCTCAAAGTTACCCCGTTGCCCACGGACTCGGCGATTGATACAGTCTCCGTTGGGGAACGCTCAAAGGTATTTACAGCAGCAGCGCCTTCCGAAATTGGCAAGCTGTCCGAGAGGTTAACGGTTATCGCCCTGTAGGAGCTTTCCGCAATCGAGATGCTGTCATCGAGGTCTTTCTGTGTCCCTATCTCAGTCGCCAACGACTCGGCTATAGATTGGGAATCTGAGAGGGCCGATACACTGCTCCTTACGGGGTATCCATCAGCCAGCCCAACCGTCTCTACTAAGGATATTGTGGTCTGGTTCGCCACCGACTCCGCAATGCTTAGAGAGTCTAACAGAGCCAGTACTACATCTATCCCACTAACCCCCTCGGCGAATGTTATTTCGTCCGAAAGGTTCTTACCCGAAGTTGTGATAAGCGCTTCAGCAAAGGATATTGAATCTGTTAACGCCGGAACGCCCAAACTCTTGACCAGCGCTTCGGCAATACTTAGTGAATCCGGAAGACCCCTCTCGAATGTATTGGCGGCGGCTAGGCTCTCGCTAAACGAGATTGAATCGGCCAGTCCCAATGTCGACTGGTTAGCCAAAGTCTCCGCTATCGAAAGGGCGTCAGTTAGAACTAGTACAATACCTATCACCAAAGATTCTGAAAATGTTATTTCGTCCGAGATGATTTTATCGGGGCTGGTTAGCTCGCTCTCCGCTATGCTAAGGGAGTCAGCTAGGGGAACCCCCAAACTATTTACCAGAGCCTCTGTAATCCCTATCGAGTCCGAGAGGCTTCGCTTCGCCACCTCGGTGCTCACTAGACTTTCTATAATCGAGAGGGCGTCACTTAGACCTAGCGTAGTTTGGTTAGCTAGTGTTTCGGCAATCGATATGGAGTCAGATAAAACCTTAGTTACTTCGCTTACTAAGCCCTCAGCAATACTAATACTGTCAGGTAGTTCTTTTACCCAATCTTCCGGTGCTGTATAAGTTACCGCAAGATAGGGGTCTAGAGAGGTATTAGTTGCTTCGGAAGCATAGGTTCTTAATCTTGAAATCTTGTTATTCTCTCCGGGGTCTCCGGGAAAATTATCCTCAATGTCGTGTCCCTCTCTTAGCCCTAATAGCGTATACCCCGTCTTAGAAATCCATCCTAGACCAGTCTCGTTAAGGTCAAAGTCGTTATATCCCGCTACTGTCAGCCCCGATATATCTATATCTGCAGAACCTTTAACTGCTAGATACTTTGCCCTACCCCCTTGCTCGCTTCCAGCATCGTATCCACAATCTTCATAATCTGCCACTACCAATTCAGAGTTGGATGCTTGAAACGTCTTTACAACCGCTACGTAATCGTAACCATCGCCGTTATAATCATCACTTATATTTCTACCACGCAGTTTGAGTATTGCACTCGAAATAATAGCAGTAGCTCCCAATCCTGAAGTGTCAACAGGATAAAACGCCCTATACATATTTATAGCATCGTCGGCTCCAAATATGTCTATTCTAGCGTTGGCCTCATCAGCGGCATCTGGGGCCCCAGCGCCTTCGGCAGCATCGTGGGCAGTATCCCACCTTGCTTGGGATGGCTGCCCAGATGTTTCATAATAATAAACAGTCCCATCTCCTGCTCCCACATAATAATCAGTAGTTGTATCAGTCCTTACAGGATAAACCGCAGTTTCGAGGAATCTCCTATCTAGAATCTTGGTTAAGATTGTCTTTCCATTAACAGTTTCCAGCCGAACCTTTACTACCCCTTGATTACCCTCGGCATCAATTAGATTAAACTTCTTAAACCAAGTCTTGCGAAGTCTCTTGAGGATGATGCTGTTTGAGGTGACTAATGGGGACTCTTTACTCCAAACCTCTCTTTCCAATTCATCTTCCCACCTCTCTTCCTCTTTCCGTTTTGATTTATCGTTCTTTAACTTCTTAAGTGCGGCTTTCTTTTGGCCTCGCAACTGTCCGAAGTCCTTCTTCTTTGGTTTGATTTCAAATCCGTCTACGGCAACCTCGAAACTAAACTCCAAATCCTTACTCAAATCAGCAGGCTTTTCGTTAAGGATAACCTCTTTGACAAACCCCGTGTTCCGAACCATTACCTCTAAGTCAACACCAGCACCGTAGGCGTCTTTGTAGAGGACTATTCCCTTTCCTTTCCACTCTGGCTTTGATATTAGTTTTCCTTCAACGGAGGTAATTCCTAGGGGTTTGATAGATACTTCTTCGTCTGGCTTGTCCCAATCCTCTCCAGTTCGGGGGTCGACTTGAACGGTGTTAATAAACTTGAACCAATCGTCAGACCTTGTAGGGATTTCTAGTTCGTAGTTGTTCTTGCGCATCTCCCAACCATATTCGGTTGGGGTGAAGCTACAATCTACGTCCTCAAACTTTCTCGTTTGTTTGTCTTTATAATGGATATGGCCCACGTGGGCCAAAAGGGTAAAAGTCTCGTCTGGATTTATAACGGTCTTTGAATTTAGAGTCCGTTTGTCTTTCTTTTCAATAGACAAAGAACTCAAATGAGGATATTTTGATTTCAGGTTTTCCATTAGTTAGTCCTTTAACTGCTCTATGTTGGTACGCAAGTTTAGAATAGCTTCCTCAGTTTCGCTTGTCAAGTTTTCCCTGCTTAACCCCTCTGTCCCACGTCTTCATTACCGTTTCTATTATCGCTAACATAGGCACTTCTTTGGCGTGGTTACACATCGTTCCCCAATCGCACCAGACCTCGAACCCCGCCTCTTGCGCCTTCTCGCAGAAGTGTAAATCCTCACCTAAAGCTCTTTCCCCTATCTCGTTCCACTTTTCCATAAACGGTATCTTAACCGTTTCCAATACCTTCCTCTTAATCATCAGACAGCTCGCTCCTACGCCATCCACCAGCCTAAGTCCCGTCCGCTCATCCTGTTTGTACTGATTATAGCTCCCGTCCTCAAATCTTTTCCCAACCGCCCAAGCGTATCCCCCCTCTTTCCAAGTAGGCGTGGCGCCGCTTACTATATCCTTGTCGTGCTTTACCAAGTCCAGCGGGTTCTTAATAGGGGTGGTATCGCTGTCAATCATCAGGAGAAAGTCGCAATCGGTCTGTA